GTTGGATATTGAGGACCACACCAACAGAGCAATTACTGCATCTGACCAACGCGTGCAAGCCTTAGAAGCCAAGCTCAGAGAAAAAGAGGCAATGGAAGAGTTGCAAAAACGTAGAAACAATTTGGTTAAAAAAGGTCTTGTCAAAGAAGATGAGATTGACCAGGTTGAAAAAGTAATGCTCGAAAAAGGCATCTCTAACCATGAGTCTGCTGCCGAGTATTATGAGTACATGAAACAAGCTGCAAAGCCTACACCTACAGGGTACAAGCCAAGTGCAATTAAGGGTTTAAACCTTGGAGCATTTTGGAAAGACCCAAGAAGTGCGGCTAGAAATGAAGCAGCAAATGCGTTAGCGGACTTGAGAAAGCCTCAACGTCCAATTGGTTTGTAAGAGGGTATTAAGTTTTGTAGGGGCAGAAATGCCCATCTTTAAGGAGCTAATATGGCTATAGGTGGTGGTATTCTGCCTTCAACAAATAGTTCTCAGTTTACTGAGTTAACTTACGTTACTCGCAGAGCCTTTATTCCCAAACTCGTTGTACAACTGTACAACTCCACGCCCCTCATGGCTGCCCTGATTGCCAACAGTCAGCAAGCATCTGGAGGTGTATCTTCTGTAACTGTCCCAGTTCAAGGCGCACAGTTTGTTAACGCTCAGTGGTCTGACTACTCTGGCTCTTTTGCCCAGCCAACAGTCCAACAGGGTGCTTTCAATGCTGAGTTTGACCTTAAATTGATGATTTCTCCCGTACCGTTCCTCGGTATGGAAGGTGTTGCTCAACAAGACGCTGCAATCATTCCATTGATTGAAGCTCGTATGAATGATGCAACAAACGTGATGATGGATGCAATGGCAACTGCCTTGTATAACAACACCACAAACAACCAACAGTTTATCGGACTCCCAGCTGCTGTGGATGACGGTACAGGTGGTGCAACATATCAGACTACTTACGGTAACATCAACCGTAGCACCTATACTTGGTGGCAGTCTAAGGTTTACAACGCAGGTAACGTAAACCCAACAAGACAAAACATTCTTCAGTACATTTCTGGAACAGTGAAGAGAGGTGCAGAAGTACCTACCTTTGGTGTTTGCGGATTTGGTACATGGACATTACTAGCACAAGACTTTGTAGGTCAAGAGCAGTATGTCATCACTCCTGGTTCTGGTTTTGATGGTGATGCTAACGGTCCTCAAGCTGCATTTAGAGCTTTGATGGTTGCTGGTGTTCCAATCTACGCAGACCCATATTGCCCAGAAGGTACTGTGTACTTCCTCAATACAAACTACTTGTCGCTCTACATCCATGAGCAAGGTTCATTTGTGTTTACAGGATTTGAGTCCACACTTCCAAACTGGCAAATTGGTTATGTTGGTGCAGTTCTTATGATTGCTGAATTGGTGTCTGTAAAGCCCAAGTCAATGTCTAAGATTACCAACTACAACTACTTGTCACTATAAGGAGTAATTACAAATGTCATTAGCACTTAATAAGATTATCCTTGCGGGGGCAACCACAAATACGCCTGGTGCGTATGTAACGTTTGCGAATATGACTGCTACAACAGTGGGTAACACAATACCTGCTGGTCTTTATACAGTTTTACCAACTGCTAACGTAACCATCAACGTAGCTACAGCAATCAATGCAACAGGTAACATCACAGGTTACTCATTGTTCTTAGCTAACAACACTGGTGGTTTAGTCTTCTCTGACGGTGTGAACTTCTCAGCCAATGCAACATCTAACACAACAGTTGTGATGTTGACGGTTACTGGTGGACAACCAGTTTCTGGTACTTTCAACAACGTCTAAGGAGTGACAAATGGCTAATCCCGATTCAGTCAGTCAGTATTACTTGGATTCATTTGGGAATGGTCGTATTGGTTCTGCTCAAGCTGTTTCATTTGCAACGGTAGGTAACGCAGTGGTTACTATACCGTTTGTTAATGGTGGTTTGACAAATTCAGGCAACATTACTGGTTCTGGAGCTGTTATTGTGAGGAGAGTCACAATTAACAATCCAACTGGTTCTTTGTCTACTGCGAACGTATCTATTACAACAAGTAATGATGGCAACACTTCTAACGCAGTGGTTGCTACTACTAACTTGGCTAATATTACGGCTGCAGGCAGATACCAAGACTTAACAATTGCAACACCGTATTCAACAACAACTGCAATTACTGGTAACTTAACTCAAGCTCTCTACTTCAACGTAGCAGTGGCGAGTGGAAATACCAACGTTGCAAGTATTCAAGTTTACGGTGACGTAGTTCAATTCTGATGAATGTATTTGTAACCAACAGGGGGAACACCGAACTTACGGTAGGGTATGACGGTGTTCTTTATGAGTTTAAGAAAAACGAAACTGTAGAAATTCCTTTTGCAGGAGCTGTGCAGTTGTTTGGTTACAAGTTGGAAGACAGAGAACATATTTTGGTTCGTTATGGATGGATAAAACTACATAGCGAACTTGAAGAAAGTTTAAAGAAGTTAGACCAGTTTGAAATAACAACTGAGAGACCGGAAAAAAACAGCTCGTTACCCTCGGCTGTAGGCGTAGTACCCCTGCGGATTGAAAAGTCTGCTGGGGGAAAATCCTTTCAAAGACGGGTAGCTTAACTATGGAAGTTTCATGGCAACGCTTACGGATTATCTTAATCAGGTTGAAAATCTGTTGCATGACTCCAACAATGTTTTTTGGTCTCAGTCTCAATTAACAACCTACATCAACGAAGCTAGAGAAAGAACGGTAAGAGACACCGGTTGTCTGCGTACCATTCAAACAACTCAAGTACCTATTACACCAACGGGTACTGTAGCTACTCCCTGGACTGCTAACACAACTGTAACCGCAGGTCAGGTAGTCTTTTCTAATATCTTTGTTTATACCTATACTTCAGGCGGAACATCTGGGTCTACTGCGCCTCCTTATCCTACAGGAAACAACGTATTTCCCCCTACTACTCCGTTTGCTGACGGTACGGCAACACTGCAATATACATCTGCTGGTGAAATTATTAACTTTGCTGCACTGCCAAACGGTATACAAACCTATGACGTTGTCAGCGTTAACCTTTATTGGGGTAATTCTAGAATACCTCTTAGGTATTTACCCTGGTCTAATTTCTCTGCACAGTTAAGATATTGGCAGAATTATATTGGTAGACCTATTTGTTTTTCTATGTACGGTCAACAAGCCATGTACATAGCACCTATTCCAGACCAGCAATATTACATTGAGATAGATACAAATATATTGCCAACTGCTCTTTCTACTATAAATCCTAATGTAGTTGACCAAATTATTGACCCGTGGAGTACGGCAGTTCAATATTACGCAGCTTATAAAGCTAAGTTTTATGAACAAAGTTATGGTGAAGCTGAAATATTTAAACAAGAATATAACAAACATATCTTAAATGTACTCAATAGTACGTTTACCAGAAGGATTCCAGACCCTTACTCTAGTGGAGGCTAATAATGGCATCCGCAGAGCAAAAAAAGTCTTATGCAATTGTTAAGCAGTTTAAAGGTTTAAATACCAAAGCTAATCGCACTGCTATAGACAAAGATGAGTTTAATTGGATAGAAAATGCCATGCCTATAGGGTTTGGCAATATCAAAATAACTCCAGCATCTTCTGCCGTATCTAATGTAGGTAACGTAGCAGTTGTATTTTCCAACACAGTTAGCTATTTAACGTCTGCAAACGTCACTGATGATTATATTCTTGCGTCAGAAGCTAATGGTCAGATGGAATACTTTGATTTAATTACTTTAAAACAAGGTAATGTTGCTGCAGCAGGTACTTTTTCAAGTTCGGGTGTCAGTTTAGCGCAATATCAAAACACAAACGTATTTATAGGAGACCCGTCTAAAGGTTTGTATTCCTGGGACGGTGCTAATCTGGTTGCTATCGGTTCTGTTGGTATTATTGCGGTAGTTAACCCTGGTTCTGGCTATACAAGCGCACCCAACGTTACTATTTCACCTCCTAATCAAACAGGAGGTAGACAAGCTACAGCTGTTGCGGGAACTACAACGTCTAATACCGTTAGTTATATTGTTTTGACAAATGCGGGTAGTGGGTACACATCACAACCTACAGTTACTATTTCTGGCGGTGGTGGTAACAATGCTACAGCAATAGCGCAACTGGTTACATTTGCAACGGGTACAGTATCTGTTCAAGTCAACAATGGGGGCACAGGATACGGTGCTAACGGCTCTATTTACGTTACCTTTAGCGGAGGTGGCGGGTCGGGGGCAAATGCGTCTGCAGTGATTTCTGGCAACGTAATTACCCAGGTTATTATGAATAACGCAGGTTCAGGGTATACCAGCACGCCAACAGTCAGTATTGGAGGTTCAGGAACGGGTGCAAACATAACCGCAACTGTGAATACAACAGGAATTGTGGATGTAGCAACGTTCTCGGGACGGGTTTGGGTGGCAGCCGGGCGTACAGTTTACGCATCTTCTGCAGTATCTCCTACAGACTACACGTCCGTATCTGCCGTAGCTTTTAATTTGACAGACTCAACCTTACACGGGAATATACAAGCATTATTGTCTGCTAACAATTTCTTGTACATTTTTGGTGATGACTCTATCAACGTATTTTCTAATTTGCAGGTTACATCTACTGGTGCAACTGTATTTACGAATACCAACGTATCTGCGTCTATAGGTTCTAAACGTATTTACGCCATATTTGCGTATTTCCGTTCTGTGCTATTTATGAATGATTACGGTGTATATGCGCTTGTAGGTTCTACAACCACCAAGATTTCAGACCCTCTTGACGGTATTTTCCCGTATATTGACTTTACAAAGCCTGTAACGGCTGGTCAGGCGTTGTTGAACAATATTTTATGTGCGGTATTCAATTTTTACGTCAACTCCAGTTTTCCTTATGGCTCTGGCGGTTCTAGGTACATACAGGCGGTATTTTTTGAGAAAAAATGGTTTATTACCAGTCAAGGAACATTGCAATATGTTACATCTGCGCCCCTGTCTGGAAAAGTAAACCTTTACGGTACACAATCTAACGCTTTATATCAACTTTACGCTAATAGTTCAGCTAATATTAGCAGTTACATTCAGACCGCTTTGATGGATATGGGTGACCCCATAAGAACCAAGCAAGCGTTAAAATTTGCAGTAGAGGCAACGCTTACCCAAAGTGGTGTTTTTAATGTTACGGTGGATTCTGAACAAGGGTCTACAACGCCTTATGTTTTAAGTGACTCAGGAGTTACTTGGATAAATAACAGTAATCAGGTAATATCATGGACAAACAATAGTTTAGCTATTATTCAATGGTTATTGTCTGTTGGATATTATTTGTACAAGAGTGATGCTAGTCAGTACGGGAAGTATTTGGGGTTAACCATGACTTCTAATAATGCAGCATTTACAGTAAACACGTTTGAATTTGAACATGAATTAAGAGTGAGGTTCTAAAATGCCAGTACCAAATACATTTGCTAGTGCAACATCTGCAATTCCTTTGGCTAATCTTGACACCAACTTTGCTACTCCTATTACGCTTGGTAATACTGCAGTACAGCTTGGTAATACGATTACAACTATCAACAGCGTTACTTTGGTTACGCCAACCATTAACACCATTACAAGTGGTTCTGGTTCTAATTTGGTTTTGCAATCTAACAATGCAGTTACTGCGGTAACAATAGATACAGCTCAAAACGTAGGTATAGGAG